CCAGACTGCTCGAGACATTACCCCGACCCGACCCGACCTGGTCCGGCAATTATTGGCGCCGGGTTAAGGACGAGCTCTCCCGACAATGGCAACACGAAACCGCTTGCCATGATATCCCATCCGTGAGAGAATAAGACTGCCAACAAATCAGAAAGGGTAAACCAATGAAACCAGAGATCCGATTCAAAAGATTCTTTTCCACCGATAGCGCGAAAGCTATTAAGGCCGACAAGTTCGGTTATTTGAACGGCATTAACTACATGGCGCCGCATGACACTGGCGGCGCCGGCAATCTTTGCCCGCATTCGACGGCGGGTTGTCGTGCACTATGCCTCGGAATGTATAGCGGGCAGGCCGCAATGGTTACCGATCTAGAAACCGGCACCAATGCCACGCGCGAAAGCCGAATGCGCAAAGCTCAATACTTCATGAACGACCGCAAAGCATTTCTTGCCGAGATGACTTGGCATATCCAAAACCTGGCCAAACAAGCAAAACGCAAAGGCAAGACACTGGCCATTAGGCCGAATGGTTCTACAGACATTAACTTCTCGGGCATTGCGCGAAGCTTTCCAGACACTCAGTTTATTGACTACACGAAAAGCTTGCAGCGGGTTCTAGATAAGAAAAGGCCGGCCAATTACCACCTAACATTCAGCCTAAGCGAAACAAACAAGGCCGAAGCATTGCAAGCACTAGCGGCAGGGTTTAACGTCGCGACGGTATTTGGCAACGGCCAGCCGAAACGCTACCTCGGCCATGACGTGATTGATGGCACGCTACATGATTTGCGCCATCTGGATCCGTCGCCCTGCATTGTCGGGCTGGATCCGAAAGGGAAAAAGGCAAAGAACGACACAAGCGGGTTTGTCGTCAGAAATTATTGAACCGCAGCGGCGCGGTGGTTGTTGGCACACAACGCGACGCTGCACGGGGCTGGTTTCCACCCTTTCCCAGCCCCGGCGCCGGTCAGAGTTACTCCCTAGCCCTGGCCGGCGTTTTCTTTTTCTCCAATTCTAAACCCCCGGCCCCGGCCACGGGCAATCCACAACGGTCACCGGGCCTTTGGTCCCGACCCCGACCCGACCCGACCTGGTTGGCAACCCCGACCCGACCCGACCTCGAGCAATACCAGCCATGACCCCGACCAACCCCGGCCAATCGTCCCCCGACCAAAGACAATCGCCGGCCAACCCCGACCCGACCCGGCTTAAACCATGGACCACGAGCTCCCGACCATGGATCCCGTCAAATAGATATAGGTTCGAGGAAGAGAGGGGGCTAACAAGGTAGAAGCTGACGCCGCCAGATCTGCAATGCGCGTAATTCCACGCTACTTGGTGGGATGAGACATTTACTCTGTTATTGTTTGTTATTTTGAGTTCAACCCAAAACGGCACACTCTCCGCGCACATATAAACGTCTGGAACGCCGCCGCCGTAGCGGTTCTCAATCCGGGTTGTGTGCCAGTGCGGGGGTATCTTTTCCTTCAATCTTTTCCACAGGAGTGTCTCCGGTTTTTGTGTCATCTAAAACCTCATACTCTGCCTCAATAAAAGCTTGGGGGTTTTCTTTCCGTAATTTCGCAAGACGCTCCTCAATTTCTTTGCCGTCCATCTTTTCAATCGCATGAAAGTGATTCGTCTCACGCCGATCTACCGTCAATCCGCCCAAGGACGAGATAGTCTTTTCAGCATTGATTGCCGCAGAAAATTGTTCACTGCCTTCGGCGCCTTCCGATAACTCGCGCAATCTTTTTATCTGGCCCAGCAGGGTCACGCCATACCGGCGCTCCCGGTCTTCTCGAAGTTCGGATATTAATTCAGCCACATGAGGGAACAATGATGAATCCAGAAGCTTATGCGCTTGGATTCTAGAAGCGCCTTCGGCGTAACCCGCCAACCTGGCACAGGCGGCATTGGAGCGGGTGCCATCGACATAGTGCCTAGCAAACTCGCGTTGTCGGTTGGTTAATTTCCGCCCGTGGGTTTCCTCGATCCGGTCGGCTTTCCTATCCAGTATTTTTCCCATTCGATGTGTCCTGCTCCTGTGAGAAGTGTCATATGCCTGACACTTCTACTGTATATACGGCATTTCAAAAAAACATTTTCAAAAAAGAGAACTCGCGCGCGCGCTATTCATAAAAATGTGTCATGTAGCTATATTTATTCTTGTTGTTATTCAACCACTTACAGACCACCCATTTAGCAAGTGTCCGAAGTGTCATGTATAGTGTCATGTTAACAATTCAATGTTTTCAATGGTCTACGAACCACGAACAGTGCTACATGACACTATGACACTTTTTTTCCTCCAAAAAAACTTTTCCAAAACCTTTTTTTTCAAATCGCCCCTATAGGTGTCAGAGCGTCATATTTGCCATTCCCCAAAATTCTTTTGTTTTAGTGTTGCATCTCCCATCCATCGTGGTACTATCTAGGTGAGACATGACATTTTAAAGGGGATAGCCAATGGATAAAGCATTCAAGTCCGCGTACATCGACAGCCCAGCAAGGCTAATGGCCGCGCTGACAGAGGTCAAGGTCCGTTGTCCGTCGTGCGGCGGCCATGGCCATTTGGGTCCAGAAGAGTGTTCCGTCTGCCACGGTGAGGGAACCATCCCCCGCGAGATGGCGACGTACGAGGCGCAATCAGGTGGCTTTTAATTTTGAAACGACGGTCAGGGGCGGGATGCCTGTGACCGTGTGTTGCACGTTTGGTCAGTCGGAGCCGGATGTTGGGATTTTCTATCCGGAGATCACCGACATCTGGCTCGAGGTCCGTGGGCGCCGCGCCAAGTGGCTTGAGAAACGCGTTACGGACGCCGAGTGGGAACAGCTACACGCCGAAGCTTATGACGAGGATTTTATTCCAATCCCCAACAACTGAGAGGTAGTACAATGGACATCGAACAACGGATAGCGAAACTTGAAGAAACGGTTGCTCTGATTGAGGGCTTACCTGGTTTCCGTGGTCTCCAGGCGGCTAGAAACATGGCTATTGGCGGTAAAGATACGCCGCTGGAGGAAGTGCAGGTAGCCGACAACGTATTCATCGCCGTGGAGAGCGAGAGGCTGAAGGTTCGCCATCAGATGGCAAAATCCGTAGCCGAGATTGTGGAGAATGCCGGCATAACCATTGAGGATCTTTCCAAATATCGCGGAATCAATCAACGCACTTGGAAGGATTTAATGCTCTGTGCCGAGACCGAGTATGATTACGAGAAGCTTGCGGCCATCAGGCAGACTGCGGACGATAAATATCGCAGTGGAATTAGCTACCTTGCGACCTCGATGAAGGGGCTTTTCGTTCTGCGCGAGGCGCTCAGATGCCTTCCCATGCCTGTTTTTTCCCAAGAAGAATTCAACAAGCGAAAGCAATCTGATGAGGCTTGTGAAAGACTGCTAGAGGGTCATAACGGGAAATGCGAAGGCTGGGCTTCCAGTTTTAGGACTGCAAAGCTTTTCGCCCAAGAGGAAGGTTATTTGAGGGCGTAGTTTTAGTTTTTAACCAGAAAGAAGGAAAATCACATGTCAGACTTTGAGATGCAGATCGATGAGGCTGTTAACGAGCGGCTTTCCGAAGCTGAAAAGAGCGCTCTTCGTGTTCCTGTTCGCAAGTTAGATCGCGACATGGAAAAAGCGTCCAGCACGCTTACGGCGATTGAGGCGCGGTACTTGGTCGATTCCTACTATGGCATGCAGGAGGGAAGGATTCGCGCCAATAACCAAATCCGCGCCCTCACGCAGAGCGGCGAACCGCACGAGAGCATCGCTTGGCTTTCGACCGAGAGCCGTGTTCTGGAGGAGAGTGTCAAGCGCACGCTGGGCGCGTATTCGGCGAACCATCCTGTTGGTAAGAGGATGCGGACTGTGGTGGGCGTTGGACCGGTTATCTCGGCTGGTTTACTTGCGCACATCGACATTACGAGGGCGCCGACTGCTGGTGCGATTTGGCGGTATGCCGGCTTGGATCCGACATCCGAGTGGAAGAAGGGCGAAAAGCGTCCACACAATGCGTCGTTGAAGACGCTATGCTGGAAACTGGGCGAAAGTTTCGTCAAGGTTTGCAACCACAAGGATGCGGTTTACGGGAAGCTTTACCAAGAGCGCAAGGAAGTGGAACTCGCCAAGAACGAGGCTGGCATGTTTGCTGATCAGGCAGCCGCGAAGCTGGAGAAGTTTAAGATCGGCAAGACCACCGACGCGTACAAGGCGTATTCCATCGGCAAGCTTCCGCCGGCCCATATCCATGCGCGTGCGAAACGCGTTGCAGTGAAGATGTTCTTGTCGCATTTGCACCAGGTTTGGTATGAGGTTGAGTTCGGCAAGAAGGCACCAGTGCCGTATGTGTTTGAGTTTGCAGACAAGGAGCATGTCCACAAGATCGAGCCGAATTGGTAAAGATCCATCACCCTCGAGCGAACCATGCTTTTCGAGAGATCCATAATATAGGAGCGAACCAGCGGGCTTAGAGAGATCCACAGACGTCGAGCGAACCAGGTCCGAAGAGAGATCCACGTCGTGTGAGAGAACCAACACCGCCGAGAGATCCATGCGCAAAGAGCGAACCATCCAACGTGAGAGATCCAATCCAGTGGAGCGAACCAAAATTGTTGAGAGATCCAGGGACAAGGAGCGAACCATACAAAAAGAGAGATCCATCCAGCGCGAGCGAACCACCGTTGCAGAGAGATCCACGATATTTGAGCGAACCA